CATTGGTTCGATTCCAATTACATCCACCAATTTTTATCCCGTTAGTTTATGCTGGTAGAACTTCGCCCTTTCAAGGCGGCAGGAGGGGATCGTCACCCCTACGGGATACCAATTTTAGTAATGCCCTTGTAGCCCAATTGGCAGAGGCGGCGGGTTTAAATTCCGTAAAGGTGTCGGTTCGATTCCGACCAAGGGTACCAAATGAATAATTGCAGGTATGGAGAAAAAGTGTCTCATCGGTCTCATAAGCCGGATATCAGTAGCGGCAGTAGCTACACCTGCATCCAAATAATGGAAGGTTGACAGAGAGGCCAATTGTGCTCGCCTGCTAAGTGAGAGTCCTGAAATATGGGCACGTGGGTTCGAATCCCACACCTTCCTCCAAACAATGTAGGTGTGTTCCAATGGTATGATGCTGGTCTCCAAAACCATGCGATGAGGGTTCGAATCCTTCCACCTATGCCAATTAAAAGGAAGATAGTGTCTATGGAGACAAGCAGACTTGAAATCTGTCGCCAGCCATTGTGTGCTGAGGGTTCGATTCCTTTATCTTCCGCCAAATTTGACAAGTTGAAATACTTGTAAGTCTTTGGACGACAAACATGAACGTGGTGTATGGCGCACACTCAGGGTCACTCCATGAGGGGATATCGTTCGAGTCGATCACTAGTGTTGGATTAATTACCCTGGTCCAAAGGCGGTACTAATTTAAAACAATGCGGGCTGTTCCCTCACTCGTCTACGAAGCGAGCGACATAAAACAGAGGGCAGGAAGTCAATAGGTTCAAGTCCTTCAGTCCGTGCCAAAATAATAGGGGTATAGTGTAACTGGTAACACTACGGAATTTGACTCCGTCATTTCAGGTTCAAACCCTGATACCCCTTCCCTTGATGTGTTAGTCTAGCACATTTGATTTGATAAGTAAGCATATGTATTATACTATTTATAAAATCACAAACAACAAAAACGGCAAGCACTATATAGGTGCTCATAAGACCACCGATGTTGATGACGGCTATATGGGCTCAGGAAAGATACTAACCCGAGCAATTAATAAATATGGCATTGAAAATTTTACTAAAGAAATACTTTTTGTATATGACACTTCGGAAGAAATGTTTAACAAAGAAAAAGAATTAGTAAATGAAGAATTTGTAGCAAGAACTGACACTTATAATTTAAAAGTAGGTGGCTTCGGCGGATTTGATTATATTAATAGTAATGAAAGTTTGCGTATTCGCAAGAATCAAAAAGCAATGAGTTCGGCTATCAAATCTGGCATTAGAGAAAAATCTATTATTGGAATTAAAAAGTTTAACGCAAACCCATTAGCAGTACAAGCTAGGACAATTAAAGTTAAAGAAACAAGAGTTCGCAATGGCACAAATTTGCTTGCTACTTTTAAAGGCAAAACTCATACGCAGGAAGCAAAAGACAAAATAGGAAAAGCTAACTCCAAGCACCAGAAAGGAAAAAAGAATAGTCAGTATGACACTTGCTGGGTTTATAATTTTAATCTTGAAGAAAACAAAAGAATACAAAAAACCGAAATAGATGAGTATTTAAGTCAGAGTTGGACAGCAGGACGAATATTCGATTTTAAAAAGTATAAAGAAAACGAAATTAAAAAGAAAGAAAAGAATTAGCATATAAATTATACAACGACTTTCTAAACAGCAAATATGTTTCTGTTGCTGAATATTGTAAAAAAACAAAATACGAATTTAGTGATAGTAGTTTAACTTCTCTTTGGAGAAAGTATGTAACCGAATATAATGAGATTTCGAAACAAAGAATCTCATTTAAGCTTAATAAGCGGGCGTAGCTCAGAGGCAGAGCGTTGGGCTTCCACCCCATGTGCGAGATTTCGAAATTCTCCGTCCGCTCCAATTTTAATGCCCTTGTAGCCCAATTGGTAGAGGCAACGGGTTTAGATTCCGTACAGTGTGGATTCGAATTCCTCCAAGGGTACCAAATAACGCAACTATAGCTGAGATGGATTAGCAGTGGGCTGAAAACTCACGGAGGTTGGATCGTTACCAACTGGTTGCACCAAATTATGGGGAATGGGCAGGGCACCCGGATTACACTTGCACTGTGATAGCCTGATCGGTTCGAGTCCGATATTCTCCACCAATTAAACGGATGTATAGACACGTATGGATCGTGTGCGGCCTGTAAAGTCGTTCCGCAAGGCATCATTGGTTCGATTCCAATTACATCCACCAATTTTTATCCCGTTAGTTTATG